TGCAGCCGCTTCAATCCTTTGTATCTCATTAGGCAAATGCCCTGCTTTTAATGGTACTAAGAAGCCCTGTCCTGTTTGTCTGAATGCTTTTACATCTGTTACCGCATCAATGGGAAATATCCACCCTGAATTTATTTGAGATTGGAGTATTTCGAGTTCAATAACTTTGCGCATATTATATAGGAATTGAGGATCTCTGAGGTTCCTTATGACGCCCATACAGCGCCACGCGAAGTTGGTTACATCAGGTTCATAATAACAAATTGACGGCACACAGGGGTAAGAATCTATTGAAAGTAAGTTAGGTCCGTCATATACCTCTTTATCTCCTAAACATATATTTAGTTTAACCGTAGGCACTTGTTTCTTCTTAACTTGCAACCAAGGCTGTTGTGCAAGTGTGCGCTCCATCATATCGTCTTCGTCATCGTCATCTTGTTCCCATTCTACAGCTTCACCGCTCTTGGGATCAATAATCATTGTGGCTGTGCGTGTATCTAGATAATGAAATTCATCATAGGTAAATAGGTTGTTTAGAGCTATATTCTGTAATTCAGCCTGTACAGGAAATCTACCGTCTTTCATACCTCCAGGCTTCATCTTCATGATTTCTTTCTCTTGTCCTGGGAGAAGTCCTATAGCGCCCATTTTAGATACCCATCTACGCCTCCAGACCCCATTACAATCTGTCATATCCTGTTTTCTGTAATATTGATCTATCAAAAAATTATTATATGAGACACAATCATCAAAAAGATCACCCGAGAAAGGATCTAATGTATAGTCTGGATACATATATATTAATGTCATACCCGTATCGCATGATCCTTCAAACGCCTGCGAAAGATACTCTTGGAACCCTGATCGATCTTCGCACCAACGCAACACTGCGTTGTAATCGTCTGCAAGTTGATCATCCTCATCATGGATAGGCATAACGATAGTAGATTTTCGATTCTTTCGCTGAAAACCACATATCATATTGATATGGCGACGTATTAGATTGAAAAAATAACGATATGAGTTTTGATTGTAATTATTACCTGAAGCCCATGAGTATAGGCTTTGATCACCGACTTTGAAGCGCTTATCGATAAATCCTTGAGACCAAAGAGCGCTATTACCTGTATAATTTGCTAGATAGAAATCATCTTTACGTTGTTTTAGATCTTTAGCGCCTCTGTCAGTAGGGTCAATATATCCGCTAGTATTTCTAATGTATCCGCCACGGTCATATGATGGCATGTATTGCCTAATAGTAAATATTTTACTTTACAATACAACACACGCCTTATCTAGTAAATTTAAATTTTAAAACAGATCATCATCAACTCTCTTATAGTCATTAATCAATATTCATCGTCTAACTGCTCTTTCTTAGTTTTTTTCTTTAGTTCATCGGAAGGATGTATAAGTCCAACGCCTTTACCCTTTACTTTATTATATGTTTTTATTAATTCTTTTTCATAATATTCTCTAGATCCTTGGTAATCAAATGATTCAATATATGCAGCTAGTTTTTCCATTACTTTTTCAAAGGTTTCTATTCCATATTTTCTAAAAAACCAAAATAATGCATGAAGAAAATTTCTTCTATATAACACTTGATTTGTTTTAGGATATTCTTTTTTTATTTTTTCATAATAGAGATGTATATGTGAAAAAAAACTTTCCACTTTTTTACTAACCTCTAACTTTCCCTCTCTAAATAATTTACCATTTGAAGTTTTTTGAGTGCCCATCATTACAGTTATTACACCTAATGGCATATTATATTTATCCATAATTTCTTTTACCTTTATATAATTAGGATATTCTTTACATATATAATATTTTAAATAATCTTCAAACTTCCACTGCAATGATATTTGATCGTCTATCATTGATATATCGTCTGGATTCTCATTTATTACATAATGCACAGGTATATTAAGTGATTTGCATGCTTCATATCTATGTTGCCCATCTATAATGGCCATTCCGACATCTGTTTTAACGCAAATGATCGGATGTAGATGCATTCTATTGTCTTTTACAATAGACTCTTTAAGTTTATTTACATGACAAGATCTTACTTTTCTGTTTTCTTCAAAGAAATGAAACTTGCTATAATTTGTTTCTTGATGTATTTTTTGATATGAAGTAGTCACTTTCCCCCCTAATTTAAATTTTTTACTAGCAATTTAAAATTATATTTTAGGGGAATTTAACTCAACAAAAATTGTTTGTTTTTTTGATTGAATCTAAGATCTTTGCTTTAAAAGGAACGATTTAAAGTTATAGTTAATCCTAGATATCATATAAGCAGTTTCTATCATTTATCTCTTACTGTTTAAAAGTATCCACCACCCATAGAAGGATTCATATATCCATAGCCTTCATTCTCGTTGTAGATCTTTCGTCGAAGCTGATCTATAGATAGGTTTTCATCTGGACTATTGAATGTACCTTGAGGAAATGCACTATATAGACAATACCTAAATGCGTCGGGCAAATGGTCTGCGCGCTTAGTTTTATCCGGTTTATCCTCTCCCCTGTCCGCAGCTTTAGGACACCAGGAATAGGATTGTAGTTGCTCACGCAATATCTTGCATGATCTATGTATGACGACGTTCTTACCGGCTATAAATTTGCCAACAGTTTTGATTCCTGGTACAACATCATTGAGTGCATCAAGGACTGGCAAATCTGCTTGGCGCAAAGCGATTTTAAGTGAGGCGGCTGATGGATCAAGATAAATAGCGGATACACTTTTATAACCAATAAAATCTTTGATGTCCTTAACCAGTTCAGCATCGGTTTTCGAACGTCCGGTTTTGGCGCTATCATAATAATATTCCGCTTCAACGTGTAATTGAGGCCATTTATTCGGACTGACACCAACCAAAACAGCCGCTGTTGCGTTCGTCGTACCATAATCAATACCGACGATATAATAGTTTGGATTCTCATATGGCAGGGTGTATTCATTATCATTATCGTACGTATCATATATTGCGCCTGTGGCTAATGTCCATTCACCTAAAATGTATCTTTTATACCACATACCTGTATATGATGCTTTAATTTGTTGCTTATAGGCTTCATCCAAGGTTGGGTTGTCTTCTAAGTTGAATTGCCAGCATGCTAGATCTAATTCTTTGTTATCAATATAGTCTTTCTTTAACCAATGTGCTGGGCCTTCAGGGTTGCACGTAGCTAGTATCTTTGCCCCAGGCACACGCATACGAGATTCTAGCATCTTCCAAAAAGGTTCAGGAAGACATGTGGCCTCATCAACATATGCCAAAGCTAGCGTCGAGCCTTGTATTGTCGAAACCGCGGAGACATCGGGCGCACCTACGAACCAAATAACACGGCCATAGATATTATCCTTTTGTGCTTTCTCTGTGGGTACAGGGAAGCGCATTTGTCTATACATATGTGTAAGGATGTTACGTTGAATAGATGTACGGTTTACACCAATGATCATGGCTTCACCTGGAGGGCCATTCTTTAGGTCATATATGAAGCGTTCTATTGAAGAGAATGTTTTACCTGAAGATACAGCGCCCACCCAGATGTTAAAACGGTGGTGCGCCTCTGAAAAGCTCTGATTTTGTTTGGGGCTTGTTACTTGTGTTATCTTCGATTTTTCTTTTAAGCTCTGCATTTTCGTGCTCTAGTAACATGATTTTATGTTTATAGTCTATTTGTTCTTGAATTGGAGAATTTTGCTTACTATCATCATTTTGTTGTTGTCCTAACCATTCTCGACCTAATAAAATAAGCATATTCATATTTCCATCTAAAGCTTTAATATATTGCATGTATTTAATATTACTAGAACCCACCGCGTGCATTTTACTCGAATAATCTTGAAAACTTTCATTAAATTCTTTTTTAAATCTATCATAAAAAGTACTATCATCTATTTGCAAATCGGAGAAAATTTCTTTAGCAGTGCAACGGCATTGCATTTTAAGTAAAACAACTTGCCAATTAATTTCTTTAGGAGGTCTAGCCATTTTCTATTCTCGCTTTAGCTATTTCGTAATATTCCTGTTCTTTTTCTATGCCGATAGCATTTATGCCTAATTCTTTTGCTGATAAAATTGTTGTCCCAGATCCTGCAAAGGGATCAAGTAGTGTTGGATTTCCTGGAGGGGCTAAGAGTTTGATGATATATTTCATTAAAGAAATGGGTTTAACGGTTGGATGTGTATTTTGACCCTTTGAAGGTAATTCCGGATGCTTTCCTTCTCCTATTCCTGAACCATACCTGTGAGTTTCTTTAATAGGCAATCCTTCAAGGCCTTTATTTCTTTCTGATGGTGAAGCTTTAGGGCAATATAGAAATCGGGATGCATTATTTCCGCTTTGCTGATCGAGCATTTCGGCTGATTCTTCATCCAGGACTAAGTTTGAAGGCCATCTACCCAATTTCTGACCTTCTGTTTTATGCGTTTCTTGCCCTTGACTATCTCCATAAATTCCTTTACTTATTGAAGATTCAGAAGATCTTGAATGGTTGGTAATGTTTTCATTAGTAGAAATACGGCTAGAATCGATATTAATACCAGCGACTCCCCATTTTTCTGCATTTTTGGCATAGGTTCCATCTAATGGTTTCATTGCGATAATGATTGGTTCGTAGGCAGGTTTAAGAGCAGTTCCATATCCTTCTAAACCAAAATGATTGTGACTTTTGGGAAATCCCTGACCATGCAACCAGAAAACAACATCTCTAATTTCCCATCCAGCTCGCTCAAGTGCTATCATAAGATGATGATGGGTTCTAGATCCTCCAAAAGCTGCCAACATAGATCCAGGCTTGCATATGCGAAGAGTTTCGGACCAAATATCTATATTAGGGACTTTATCATCCCATTTCTTATTCATGAAATTCAGGCCATAGGGAGGATCTGTCACGATAAAATCTATGGAATTATCGGCCATTTTTTTCATTTCATCTAAACAGTCGCAGAGGATAATAGTTTGTGTTGAGTTGGTCTTGAATAGATCGAGTTGAGCAGTCATATAGAATAAATGTTTTAATTTTAGTGTTTGTGGTTGTTGTTTTTATGTCAAGGTATTATTTTATTTTGTTAGTGCGTGAAATAATGTTTGCGTGAAATTGTGCAATCTGTTATATTATAGATATCAAGCAAAGAGCTTGTGGAACAAATGACAAAG